ATGGGTTATGATAGAGATTTGGTTGAAAGATATGCCGGACATTCCGAATTAGATTTTGGTGATGAAGTACAAAATAGATTTGAAGATGTTGAGACCGGTAGTGATACTGATACAAGTGATATGTCAATGCGTGATGTATTAGTTGTCGAAGCATACATAAAAGCTGATTATGATGGTGATGGTATTGCTGAATTACGCAGGGTTGTTACTATTGGCGAAGGTTCTGAAATAGTTGAAAATGAAGTTTTTGACCATATACCATTTGCTTGTTTATCTCCCATACTAATGCCGCATAGACTTATTGGTAGAAGTTTAGCTGAAATTGTTATGGACATACAATTAATTAAATCAACTGTAATGAGACAATTATTAGATAATATATATCTTACTAATAATTCAAGAATTGCCGCTGTTGAGGGTCAAGTTAATATTGATGATTTGTTAAATTCAAGGGCAGGTGGTGTTGTTAGGGTAAGACAAGCAAATTCGTTACAACCATTGCAACCACAAATGATAGGTCAAAATGCTTATAGTTTGTTGCAATATCTTGATGAATTAAAAGAACAAAGAACAGGACTTTCAAAAGCCTCAATGGGTCTTGATGCAGATGCACTACAATCTACAACCGCAACCGCTGTTGCCGCTCAAGTTAATGCTGCACAAGGTAAAATTGAAATGATTGCGAGGGTTTTTGCCGAAACAGGCGTAAAACAATTATTTAGATTAATCCTAACTTTATGTTTACATCATGGCAAAAAAGACCAAATGATAAGGTTAAATAATAAATTTGTGCCAATAGACCCTACAAATTGGAAGCATGAATATGATATTACAGTTAATGTTGGTTTAGGTAGCGGTCAAACAAACGAAAAACTAGCATTTTTAAATCAAATGGCACAAAAACAAGAACAAATATTACTTCAAATGGGTGCTGAAAACCCATTAGTTTCTTTAGAACAATATAGAAATACATTGGCAGAATTATCAGGGCTAGCCGGATTTAAAGATGCGTCAAGGTTCTTTAAAAATCCTGCCGATACGCCACCACAACCACAACAACCACCACAACCAAGTGAAGCACAAATTAAAATGCAACTTGAACAACAAAAAATGGAAGCCGATATTCAATTACAAAAAGCAAAACAAGACGCTGAATTACAATTAAAGCGTGAAGAATTGCAAATGAAAATGGAAATAAGAAAAGAAGAACTTAGGTATGAAGCTCAACTAAGAGGTTTTGAACAACAAGTTGGTGGACAACCATCAACAAACTTACCAAGAGTTGAGTAATGTCAAATTTAGATGACGAAACATTAGCAATACTTAGTGGTTTAAACGCTGCACAACCAACGACACAGCAAATAGATTATTCAGGCTTTATGGATAATTTTCAACCTGTACAAAACTATCCTAATTATTTTGTTCCACAACAAGGTTTATTACAAAACACACCTACATTAGACACATTGTCAGATTTAGATGTTATGCAACAAAGACCACAACTTGTAACAAATATGCTTGACCAATACCCAACACTTGAAAGTGACTTTCAAAGAAGTTTTGCAGTTAGCCCTGATACATTTAACATGAATGTTTATCAAAGGTTACCTTATGACCCTGCTTTTTGGGAGTCTTTTGTTAATCAAGGTGGCAGTACAACTGATGATGGTATTGATTTAACAGGTTTAGGTGCTGCAGGTTTAATTGGTGCAGGTGCAACAAGTTTACTTGGTGGTGAGAATGGTAGCGTTCCAAATGGTGGTAGCTCAACTATTACAGGCGGTAGTGGAAATGATGATGGTGATGGTGGAACAACAAATGGTGGTACATCTGTAATTACTATTGGTGGTAATACTATTTCATCAACAGGAGGAAGCACTAATGGTGGAAGTACAGATGGTGGTTCAACTACTGAAAAAATTACATTAAGTGGCACAGATACTTCTGAAGATAATAGTACACTAGATGGTAGTAATAATAATAATTTAATAACAGTTTCAAGCGTTATTGGCGGAACTGGTAATGATAATCTTGAAATAGATAATAGTGGAAGTAATGTTGTTAAAACATCAGCAAACACAAATACTTCTTTAGGTTCACTCATAAATAGTGTTGATACAACAAGCCAAGCAACTGCCACTAATGATATTAATACACTTATAAATAGCAATGTGTTATCTAATAATGCTACATCACTTCTAACAAGCCTTATTGATAATGGTGTTCCAATAAAAACGGCAGTTGGTAATGTTATCCAAGTTACAGCAGGAAATATAACAGATACATATACATCTACATCTAATCTAATAAATCCTGTAACGCTAGATACAGATTTAGGTTTAAATATTGGAACTGATATTGCAACAGGTGCAGATGCTTTTAAAAGCATTTTAGGCTTAGATGGCGATATAACTGGGGCTTATGATGCTTATGGTTTTGATGCAACAGGTTTTAGCCCAGACTTTAAAGTTGTTGATGTCGTAGAAAATGGAATTAAAATTGGTGAAAAAGTAGTTCAAAAAAACTTTTTTGACAAACAAATTGATAAATTTGGTAATTTTATAAATAATCCAATTAATGAGGGTTTTGGTGCTGTTGGTTCAGGATTAAATGATGCTACAAGTTTTACAGGTGGTGAAGCCTTCGCACTAGGCGGAGGTCTTTTATCAGCACTTGATGCAATAGAAGATGGCAATGTTTCTAATGTGTTTAATGCTGCCGCAGGAATTGGTGCGTCAGGTCTTTTAGGTGGAGCAGCATACAATACTGCTATGATACCGGCAACCGCAACGGCAGCAGCAGTACCGGTTGGTGGAGCAGCTAGTGGCATACAAGGTCTTGCTACTAATCCTGCAACAGCAATAATTGGAACAGCTTTATTTATAGCAAATCAACTTGATGCTCCTCCTTCAGGCAAAACAGGTTCTGGTGCTTTTGATTACAATACTTCAACAAATACTGAGTTTGGTATGGCAGGTGATAAGTTTAAACAAAGTCATGTTGACCAAGCATCGGCAATATCACAAGGTATTGGTACTGCTATTAATACTATTGCAGATGGTTATGGTTTAAATGTTGAAGGCGACCATTTAGTTGAAACAGGAAGAGAAAGACCATTAAGTTTAAGTTTTGGTGACCAAGAAAGTGAACAAACATCAGATAATAGATTAAATTATAGTGCTGAAACAGGAGATATTACAAACTCAACCGACACTATGAAAAGATTTTATTATACAGGAACAGACGGCAATGATGGTACTGCATTAGCTGATAATGTTATAAAAGGAACAAGCCTGCTATCATTAAAAGCAATAGCAAATGGTGAAGATACTATTAATATGCAAGATTTTAGATTACCTGCTCGTTCTGAAAGTGATGTAAAAAATCAATATTTATTAATGGGTTTAGATGAAACAGCCGCAAATGCCTTAACATCTGCATCACAACAAGCAACCCCTGAAACTGCAGGTTTATTAGGAGGTATTCTTTATGCCAATACTTCAAATGAAGATTTATTTTTAACAGATACGGAAAAAACATCATTGTTAGAAAAAGGCTACACAGAAGAACAACTTGATGAAATATTATATGGATAATTAAAAAGGAAATAAAAATGGATAACATGGATAAAATACAAAAAGAAATTGCTCGTGGTAAACAAGCACAAGCATTACTTGAAAACGAAATTCTAAAAGAGGCTTTTGATTATTTAGAAAAAGAATACCATACAGCATGGGAAAATAGTTCTATTGAACAACAAAAACCTCGTGAAACAGTTTTTATGATGTTGAAAACTCTTAAAACAGTTAAGCAACACATAGAAAATGTCATTGCAACCGGTAAGATTGCAAATGACCAATTAACACAAATCAACTAAGACCAAGCATAACGCAGTCTAAAGGAGCAAAAAATGACAGCCGACAACCCAACAGGGAACGAACCTATCAACATGGCGGAAGCCACAAGCCTACTACTTGACAGGCAGGAAACAGAAGATAATCCACAACCGAATCAAGAGGTACAACCAGAGGTAGAAGTTGACGAAACTGAAACCATTACAGATATAGATGAACCAACAAGTGAAGAACCTTATCAAGTTGAAGAACAAGATGAGCCACTTGAAGCTGTTGAAGAAGATGTATCGGAAGAATTAGATGAAACAATAACTGAAGCCGAAGCTGAGGAATATGAGGAACAAGAATATATTACTGTTAAGATTAATGGTGAAGATAAAGATGTTACCCTTGACGAATTAGCTGCAGGTTATAGCCGACAATCTGATTATACTAGAAAGACAACCGAACTTGCTAGCCAAAAAAAACAATTTGAACAGCAACAATCGGAACTTTTACAAGAGAGAGAAAATCTCCGCTTAGGTTTAGAGCAAGTAAACCAGCAACTATCTAGTGACATACAAAATGAGCCAACAGAAGAACAATGGACAAGATTATATGAAGATGACCCATTGGAATATGTTAGGCAAAAAGATGCGTGGCGAGACAAAAGAGAACACTTAGCAAGGGTTCAACAAACAAATCAAGAGTTGCAATATAAACAACAAATTGAAGGTCAACAACAAATGCAAAAGGTTATAGCACAATCACAACAATACTTGAATGATGCTATACCGGAGTGGAAAGACCAGAAAATTGCCGAAAGTGAAAAAAGGAAGATTGTAAATTATGCAAAAAATTTACCTGAAAGGGAAAGATTTACAGATGCAGAATTAAGTCAAGCTACCGACCATAGGGCAATATTAATGTTGAGAAAAGCAATGATGTTTGATGAATTACAAACTAAAAAACCTCTTATGCAAAAAAAATTACGCAAAGCACCAAAGATGGCAAAGTCTGGAAAGAAAATAACAACCTCTAATGACCTAAAAAAAGGAAAGGTTGATAAAGCCTTTAGTAAGTTAAGGTCAACAGGTAGCATGGATTCGGCTGTTGATTATCTTTTACAAAAATCCACATAACCTAAAAAGGAAAAAACTATGGCAACATATAAAACCGCAAACGCAATCGGTGAAAGAGAAGATTTGTCAGATGTTATTACTCGTATAGACCCTGCAGAAACACCAATATTTTCTAATGGTAAAAAAGTAACTACATCAGGCGTATTTCACGAATGGCAAGTACAAGAACTAACAGCAGCAGCTGATGATAACTATGCCGCAGAAGGTGCAGACTATTCTTATGTCAATCCAACTGTAACAACAAGACTTGGCAACTATCATCAAATCTCAATCCAAGCCGCATCAGTATCAGGCACTTTAGATAGTGTTGATAAAGCAGGTAGGGATAAAGAGACCGCTTATGTCAAGGTTCTAAAAGGCTTAGAGCAACGCAGAGATATTGAAAAAGCATTATGTAAAAATGAAGCTCGTTCAGCATCAGACCCAAGAAAAGCTGGTAAAATTAGTTCTTATATAACTAATGTAAATCTAGTATCACCATCTACAACACCAACCGGTGATGGTAGTGATGTTTCTGACAAAGCTGGCACAAACGCTGCACTTACTTTAGCTAAAATAGACGCTGCAATGAAATTAGCATACACAGATGGTGGACAACCAGATATGTTAGTTGTTTCACCTGCTAACAAAGTCGCATTTAGTGATTTATCAGGTGGCTCAGTAGCAACTGCACAACTTCAATATTCAGCACCAAAAGAAATTGCTATTATTGGAAGTGTGTCAATGTATCTAACAGACTTTGGTGAGTTATCTGTCACAATAGACAGACAAATGCCAAATGATACAGTATTCTTGCTAGATAGTGACCATTATTCAGTTGGTCATTTACCTAACAGATTATTTTCTGTTTCAGATGTAGCACCAACCGGTGATGCAACTAAGTTTGCAATAATATCAGAATGGACATTTGTTCCAACTGCACCAAAAGCTCATGCAATGGTGACTGATTTAAGTACATCTTAGTCTAATAAATGGGAGCTGTCTTTAATGGCAGCTCCCTAAAATCAAGAGATAAAAATGACAAAAAAAATTATTGGATATGACCCACATCAAAAGAAAACAACTTATTTTCATGGTGGTAATGATGGTCAGCATTATGTTTCGGTAGAACAAGAAACAAAAGAAATAATTAAAAAAGCAAAAGACTTAGATATGGATTACAAACCATATAATCTTGTTGGAAGCCAAAACCACATGAGACAAATTGCAGAAATACCTGCAAATTTATACTATGATTTAATAGAAAAACTTGGAGAACCAAAGCACAACAAAAAGGCATGGGCTAGATGGCTAAATGACCCTGACAACAAATTTTTTAGAACAGGCGGTGGTAATATATAATGGCAATTACAACTTATTCAGAACTTAAAACAGCTATTGCTGATTTTTTAGCTAGAGATGATTTAACATCTCAAATTGATACATTTATTGATTTAGCAGAAAGTCGCATATCTCGTGAACTAGAAACAAGGTCACAAGAAAATAGAACAACATTATCAGCAACACCTGACAATGCTTATATTTCTTTACCAACTGATTTAAGAACTATTAGAAATGTTAAAGTTATGAATAATCCAAGAGTAACATTAAGATACTTAACACCATTGCAAGTAAAAATAGAACATTCTACTACCGGCACAGGATTACCAAGAGTTTATAGTGTTATTGGCGATAATTTATTTTTAGCACCAATACCGGATAGTGCATATAATATAGAATTAACTTACAAATCAGGCGTTGCATCATTAAGTGATAGTAATACATCAAACACTATTTTAACTAGATACCCTGACTTATATTTGTATGGTAGTTTATTTCATGCTTATACATATTTGCTTGATGAACAAAGAGCTGCACAATATGAACAACTTATACAATTAACATTGCAACAAATTAGAATTGATGATGAAAAAGGAAGTTATGGTTCTGGTTTAGAAATGCGAAGTCTTTACAGTGAGATGACATAATGATGAATATGTCATTTGGTGAATGGCTACCAGACCAACCTGATAACGCAAGTGGTGTTACAGTTGCTAAAAATGTAATACCGGCTGCAAAAGGTTATAGAGGTTTGCAAGATTTATCGGCTTATAGCAATGCTGCAAGTGGTAGAATAAGAGGTTTATTTGCGGCAAAAGATAGTAGTGGTGACCCAAAAATATTTGCTGGTGATGCTAGCCAATTATATGAATTTACAAAATCAAATTCTAATTTAACAAACATATCTAAATCAGGTAATTACACAACACTTGAAGATACAGATGTTTGGAAATTTATAGACTTTAGTGGTTTTGTTATTGGTGCATCAGGACACAACAATATATTACAAGTATATGATAATGGTACAAGTTCATTGTTTGCAGATATATCAGGTTCACCTGCCGCAAAACACATAGCGGTTGTTCGTGATTTTGTTTTTACCGGCAATGTAAAGTATGGCGGCACAACATACACAAATAGATTGTATTGGTCATCATTGGCATCACATACCGGTTGGACTGCAGGAACAAATCAATCCGATATACAAGATATATTTGATATGGGTGAAATTACCGGCATTGTTGGTGGTGAATATGCAACAATATTATGTGAAAAAGGCATTGTTATTGGTACTTATAGTGGAACGCCTTTAATATTTCAATTTGACAAAGTGCAAACAGGTTTTGGTTGTAACTATCCTAATTCTGTTGCTAATGTTGGTTCAACTGTATTTTATTTATCAGATGATGGTTTTTATAAATTTGATGGTAGAACATCAACACCAATAGGTGCAGAAAAAGTTAATAGATTTTTCTTTGATGATTTTACAATTAGAAACAAAGGAAGAATGTCAACCGCTGTTGACCCAACAGAACAAATAGTTGTTTGGTCTTATACATCAGGTTCATCTAACAATGATGAGCCGGATAGATTGTTAATATATAATTATGCTTTAGATAGATGGTCTTATGCAGAACTTGATTGTGAATTAATATCTTCTTTTATGACTATTAATTATACCCTTGAAGAATTAAATTTTATAAGTACATCCTTAGATGGATTACCGGCATCATTAGATAGTGCTATTTATATTGGCGGTCAATTTATCTTTGGTGGTGCAAAAGACAAAAAAATACATACTTTTTCTGGCAACAATAAAGCGGCTTTAATAGAAACAGCTGATTTAGATACCGGTGGTGGTAAAACAAGTATTATTACAAATGTTATTCCTTATGTAGAAATTGCACAAGGAACAACACCGGATATATCGGCACAAGTATCAACAAGAAATAGACAAGTTGATAGTGATAGTTTTGGTAATTTATCATCTTTAAATGCAAATGGATATTGCAACATTAGGTCAAATCAAGGTAGGTATCATAAGGTAAGATTAAATGTATCAGGCACTTGGAAATATATTCAAGGTGTGGAATTAGAGGCAAAGACAACAGGGAAAAGGTAAATGGCAGACAATCAATATAGAAAGTTACCACAAGCCGGTGGTGACCCTAGATTAGTTGCTGAAATAGTCAACAGAACAATAGATGGCGGATTAAATTCTACCGGTAGCGTTACCTTGCAAACCTCATCTTCTACAACAACAGTAAATGATGCTCGTGCAAGTGAAAACAGCGTTGTTTTGTTTATGCCAAAATCAAGTAATGCCGCAAGTGAATTAACAAGTTTATTTGTATCAACAAGAACAAATGGTTCTTTTACAATTACACATAATAGTAGTGGAACATCAAGACAATATGAATACATCATCATTGGATAAAGAAGCGTGGCTAAAGTCACGAAAATATATTTTGGAAGCATTAGATAGAGGCATTGATACGCATACTGAAAAAGATATTTATTATGCAATTACAAGAAATGATGCACAACTTTGGACAGGTCAAAAGTCAGCTTGTGTAACTGAAATAGTCACATACCCTAAATACAAAATGTTAAGATTTTGGTTAGGTGGTGGTGACTTAGAAGAACTAAAAGAAATGGAAAAGCCAATTTGTGAGTGGGCTAAATCTATTGGTTGTAAAAAATCAATGATTATGGGTCGCAAAGGTTGGTCAAGAGTAAAAGATAAAGATAGAGCCTATGAAGAAGTAGGTACAATTTCAATAAGGAGTTTATAATGAGTATAGGTGGCGATAAAACAGGAACATCAGTTTCAACTACAAACCCTCCTGCATATGCAGCACCATTTTTAGCCTATGGAGCAAATGAAGCCCAAAGACTTTATGGTGAGGGTGGAGGTTTAAACTATTTTCCAGAAAATACTGTTGCAGGTTTTAGCCCTGAACAACAAATGGCTATGAATTTGCAAACTAATAGGGCATTGTCAGGTTCACCATTACAAAGACAAGGGCAAGATTTAGCATTAAATACACTTCAAGGTAATTTTTTAAACGCAAACACAAATCCTTATTTTCAAAGAGCCGTTGTTGACCCTGTAACGGATAGGGTACAAGGCACTTTTTCACAAGCAGGTAGATTGGGGTCAGCTTACAATCAAAACGCCCTTACAAACGCCCTTAGTGATGTCTATTATAAAAATTATGAAACAGAAAGGGCTAGACAAAATGCTATGATACCTCAAGCATTTAATATGGCACAACAAGATTATACTGATTATTCAAACTTAGCTAAAGTTGGTCAAGTAAGACAACAACAAGCACAAAGAGATATTTTAGCTAATATGGATAGATTTAATTTCCTTCAATCAGCACCTGCACAAAACTTAAATCAATTCTTAGGTCAAGTTGGAACTGCTGCAGGAAATTATGGTTCAACAAGTTCACCTTATCAATACAATCCATTTAACCAAGCGTTAGGAACTATTGGTAATATTGTTGGTATTGGAACAGGCATTAAAGGATTTATGGGAAATTAAAATGACAAGACAAGAAATATTAAATTCAAATCTACCCCCACAAGAAAAACAAAAAAGATTAAATATGCTTGACCAAATATCGGCAAGTACAGCAAATGCGTCATTGGGTGGTCTTTTACAAAGTTCAATGCAAAATATGGGTAATAACCCTCTTGGTATTACGCCAAGACCAATGTTACCACAAACGCCAACACCACCTCCTAATGTGGACACTTTATCATTAAGAAACCTACCTGCTTCACCAAATGTAGATTTAAGAACAGCACCTAGACAAGGTATGCAACCACCAACTATTGCTCAACAAATCCAACCACCTAGAACTGCTAACAAAGGAATATTTAATAGGCTTGAAAGAGCATATACAGAAGCAGCACCAATGTTAGCAATGGCACAAGAATTTAATAGAATGGGTGCGGCTAGACCAATGGGTTCAAATGTTCAAGCAGACCCAATGGGTGCTTATAGAAAAGCAAAATATGGTGATGAAAAAGACACAAGAACAAGTTATGAAAAAGTTGCTAAAGCAATGAATATTCCTTTGGAAGAATATATGGATAAGTATGTTAAACAAGTTAATCCATTACAACAAGAAGCAAAACTTACCGCTTATAAAACTATGACTGAAAAAGCAAATGCAGCTCGTGAAGCATTGCCAAATATAGACATTATGCAATCAATGTTAGATGACCCTAATTTTGATACAGGTGCTTTATCTGGTATAAGAAAATACGCACTTGGATTGTTTGATGCTTTTGGTTTAGTTGATGAAGAAGGAAGAACACAACTTTCACAATTAACAAGTTTTGACGCTTTAAGTAATAATTTAGTTTTACCTCTAGTAAAAATGTTAGGTGTAAATCCAACTGATAGAGATTTGGCGTTTGTTCAAGCGGCAGCACCAACATTAGGTAAATCTAAAGAATCAAATCAATTATTAATAAATGCCCTTAAAATTGCTC